CATGAAGAACAACACAGAGATATAGTATTTAATGGAGCTGATAACTTAGGCGATAAATTAAGAAATGTAACACAAGCACAATTAATTAAAGATTTTAATAAGATATGCAAAGAATATTTTGAGAAGATGAATCAAAATAATGCTATTTTTGATGACCAGACTGCCCATGGCTGTGTCTTACATTCTGGAAAGGGACAGTTTTTTAATAAATGTGAAATTGAATGTAATTTGTATTAATTTGTATAGATTAAATTTTGTGAAATTTAATTCAGTAATATGACATCTATATATGTATAGAGATAACATATTATTATTTAATAATTATGCTACTTATTTTAAATTTACTATTTTGTGGGTATTCATCAATAAAAACGATTAATGTATACCAAAATGTCAAACAGCCGTTTAAAATTAATAATATCCGCTACAGAGAGTCAATAAATCCAATATTTGCTTTGGAATCATCTAATAAATGGGCAACTATATCAGAAAATAATATTGCTAATTATCAAGGAAACGTTATTTATGGTAATAATCAATTAAAAGATATCTTAATACAAACTACATGGACTAAGATTGATTATGCTTACATATTTAATGATTCCCCTAATATTTATCATATCTTAGCATCTACAAAAATTAATACTAACCATAATATAGACTATAAAATTATGGATAATAATAATATTTTATGGAATACACGTAATTTAAATCTAAATCATTTTAATTATTATTTATTAGAATCAGGATTTCATAATATATCAATCTGGGCAAAAGCGAATAATCCTGTATGTTTATGTTGTTCAAAAAATAAAGGATTTACAAATAGTTATCAACTAGTTATATGTAAAGAAGATACTGATAAACAAATTGATATATACAATAACTCAGTAGATTTAGATGTATTAAATTATAATTTAATATCTAATGAAACTAATGAAGAATTGATTGATTTTCCAGTAATAAATTATAAAAATATCATAAACACCATTGAACAACTTTATATACTTTAAAGTGATAATAGACCATCATTAGTAGAATAATGCTTTATAATATAAAATGCGTAATATTTTTCAAGTAATGTCTTATAATAGAGCAAAAAACATCCAGATAATTTAGTGTCTTTATTTTTATTAATAATTGATATAAGATTTTGACCCCATCTGTCTTTTAATCTATAATTAGCTCCATGTTCTAATAAAGCAAAGGTTGATAAATAACTTTTATCATCCACAGCTATATGAATAGGTCTCCTGTTATCGTAATCACCTTTATCAACATCATATTCGCTTAAATATAATAAATTTTTAAGATTATAGTAATTATTGTTCTTACAATATATAAAAATGTTATTAGTATCAATTTCATGGCTTTTAGTTATTGATTTTTTTTCATTAAGCCCTGATATTAGAGTATCAAAAATATGTATATTATATGTTTTTGTTAGTTCTTTGAAAAATTCAACTCCTCTCACAGAGTTACCCTTATTATCTAATTTAGGTGAATAAACGCAGATTCCTCCTACATTAGGAATTACAGCAAATATAGTGCCACTTACACCCGATTTAGCTGGCAAACCTATATCGAAAGACCATCTGCCGCTATAGTCATACATACCCGACGTATACATCATACATAATAAATCCCTTATAATTTTTGGATCAAAAATTTTAGTATTATTATCAACAGTTGTTCCTCCATTAGCTAACATCGCCGCATATTTAGCGAGTGATTGGGAATTCATAGTAATAGAGCATAGTTGAAAGTAAAATTGTAGAGTTGTATCAATATCTGTTTTTTCAGGAAATACATTATTTTCCATCATAATATGGGCAAGAGCATGATTTCTATTAGCACTTCTTTTTTCACTTAGATAAACTGGATTATCAAAACCTACATTTGTTTTACCAACAATTGATTTCCAAATATCAACTATATACTCGAATCTTTTATCTTCGGTGTCATTTTTCTTTATTAAAGATGCTGCCATTATAGCTCCTGAATTTATTAATGGATTAAATGGTTTATCATCTTCATCAAATACAAATGCATTAAACCGAGCACCCGAGGGTTCTCTGCCAATATGTCTATTTATAACATCCATACCATTATCTCTTAAAGCTACTGCGTATGTCAATGTTTTACTACAACTTTGTATACAAAATGTTTCATTAACATCACCTATATTAAATATTCGACCATCAATCGAAAAAATTGATATACCAAATAGTTTAGGATCTACTTTTGCTAATTGTGGTATATACGATGCTACATTTCCTTCTAAATTATCATAAAGAGATTCATATATTTTAGTAACTTCTTCGCAAAATTCATCCCATGTATCATTATCCATATTTTATAAAATATAGATTAGTCTTCTAAAATAAACTTAAAAATTTGATTATATTAACATTTTCATATTTTATTATAATTATACTGCTACATAAGATGTATTCTATTAAGATTGAACCTAATGAATCTGTAAATCCTTGTATTATTACACCTACGGGAGAATTTGTACCCCGATTTCATTCCATGCTAATTACAAGTGATGACTATAATATTAAGGGAATTTTTAATAATTGGTATCTCGGAACACTATGGATTGGAAATAATGAAATGAATAAAAAAATTCCCAAAGAAGTGTTTTCTGAAATAATCACAAGAGTGTCTCAAAAAGTAGATCTTGTAATTACTTTTAATAATAGTAATGAATTTGCTATAAAAATTAGCGCACGGATAGCTCAAATTATTGTAGAACTTAAAAAAGAAACTGCCAATTACGTTAGTGATATTTACATGTCAGATTATTCAAAAGACAAAAAGATTATCGAAAAAATTACCGAAAAATTATCAAATACTATAAATTAACTAAATAACTTGGTATGATTTTAGATCAATAGACATATTTTCTCCGTTATCATTCTACAATAAACAAAAAAATTGATTAATTTTTATATTTACTTATTTAATCACATACTAACATGGACACCTATCTTGACAAGCTCCTCATTCTTTCATTTGTATATCTTACTTACATGGAAATATCATTGTCATTTCAATACATTTTGACGACGTCAACTATCGTTGGTTGCTGGGTATTCAACCGATATTTACATTTATTTAAAGAAATTGATTATTTTCCAGATGATGTAACATTTATTGATAATAAAAAGGCATATCGTTAAACAGCATTAGATAAAGGATTACCCAATGTGGCTACACTACATAATTTTCTATTGTGCGCAGATGTTTTATTATGCCAATAAAAATAACAGTCTTTATATAAATTATTTGAATAGGTCATACAGTGGACTTTTTTACGTTGAAGAAGGTCTTTTTTTGCAAATTTAGGACGATGTTTATTTTTTTTTATCTCATTGGCAAAAAAGGTAGAAAAAAAATCCATATCTCTTGCTCTTTCGGGGTGCCATTGAACTCCGTAAAATGGATACTTTTTATGTTCAATTGTAGATATAAATTTTTTACCTACTCTATCGAAATTATATGAGACAATATTGTAACTTTTATTAAGTTTTTTAGATTTTTTAAATTTAGCAGGAGATAATCCAAGCATATGATTATTAAGAGTGACATTATTAGACATCAAATATAATAAAAATTGTTCATTATAATCCTTCTCGACTTCGTCTTCGGAATTTGAAATACCCATAATCTTACTATTAAGTCCATCATTTGTAAATATTAATGGCAAGTTAAGATTATTAAAACTGTCAAATTCTTCTAAGAAATGATTAATATTATCATTTCCGTCAGCTATTATCATCATTTGTTGCATACCCATGCAACCTCCCCAAACTGGAAAGTGGTCTCCTTTTTTATTTGCTTCACATGCTAATTCCATAAATTTTTTACAACAATTATAATAATCCATTTGTGTCATGGCAAAAGCACCACCACTTGGTAAATAAAGTCCATTAATTTGTTTGAAATACCATTCGTGTTTATCTGTATTATAAGGTATAGCAATAACATCTATACCAACATCTTGTAACCATAAAACATGAGCAGTTGATATATAACTATCGCCACATACCTGGAAATATTTTTTACCGGGAGATAATGGGACAGTAATCATTCCTATAATTGGCCTCTTTTTTTTATTAGATGTCCTTTTTGGACTCGACTTATGAGGTTTTTTAAACCTATACTCTAATGACATATTATACACAACTATTAAAAAATTAACTTATAATATTTAAATTATAAGTTATAAGGCTTTATAAACAATTTTGTAGTATTTAGCGAGGTCTATAGCCAGTCTTTCCGGTACACTTTTATTTAATCTGGCCTCGATTGATAATTCCAATAGAACTACATCACAAATTTCTTTATATGTCATCATTATTGTTTTTGTCCCAGCATAATATTTTAATTTTTTCCCATCGAATTTTGTAGTTTTGATTGTATCACTTGCTGGAAATACAGTTATATTTTGAGTTTTAAGATATGGTTGAAAAAAATTAGATAAACTATTTTTTTTGTAAATATAGTTTGGTAGTAATTTTTCATTCATATCATTTAAACTTTCAAACGAATTATTTGATAGATTATTTTTACGAAGATCACTAAGGTTTATATGATAGCCCAATTGTAGCATATCTTTTGAATGTCTGTTTCCATGAACATCAAAAATAAGACATTTACCGTGTAACTTTTTTATTTTAGTAATTGTTTCACTTAATTTATGATGAAATGAGTAATAATGAGCTTTTGATGGAAGACAGTTTTTGGAACACGCGTGCTGAAGAGGTCTATTAAGATCCACATATTTTCGATGTATTTGATTTACTAATAGATACGGTTTATAACCGAGTTTTGATAATTTTGTAAAAATGCTATTCGCTATCTCTGCGGTATAAGTATCATTTGCTTTTACAAAATTAGGTATATCTTTACTTGGTTTACGAGGATCACAATTAACTTTATTTTTTCCACCATGAAGACTTAGTATTAATATCGGAATATCTCCATTACGATAGTAGTATTTCATATAAATACTACTATATAATTATAATTATACCGATTAATTAGATCAACTGAATATTTTCTTTACAAATATATGTTTATCTAAACGACGAAATAAAAAGTTTATTTAAAGATTAAATTAGGTTAATAATATATATTCTAAATTAATGGCAAAAATATCACCGTCTTATAGTGATATACACAATATTGTTAAAGAGATAAGTAATAAAGTAACAGAATTCAAGCCAGATATAATTATTGCTATAA